CGCTTCCCTTGCCGAGAATCTACAGACCACCGCCCTTAGGTATGGTGTGGGACCAGAGCCGACACCGGGTGACATCTTGCGAACGTTCACTGTGAATTTTCAGGGGTCGGTCTTCGTTCGAGAAGCACAAGACGATGAGATTGTGATTGGCGGCGGCGGTCGTTTGGGTTGCCGTTACATGTACCCCACTGCCCAGCCAAGTGGTGTCCAAACTGCCGTGACCCTGGAATTTGAGGAGTAGACATGGCTGATTTTTCGTTACAGGCCCTTCACGATGAGATCGAAATTGATCCCGAGGGCATTGGCTATGCGCCATTCGTAGCGACCGGCTCGACCGGTGTACTTGCCACGCTGCTGAACGAGGTGCGCGCCGGGATCAACATCAATCGCGGTCCGATCGAGGCTTACGAGGTCATTAACTCGACACGGCCGGACGACTGGTTGGTTCTCTCGGCCGCGCAGAAATTGTTATACCAGACCCTCACTGGCGCTGGTGTTGTGGACGCGGGAGATCCCAATGTTGTTGACGCTTTCACTGGCATGTTCGCAGGGACTCCTACGATCTCCGCGTTGGCGGCGATCAAGGCTCGCAACGGCAGTCGCGTAGAGCAGCTATTCGGGTCTGGGGTCGGGGTCACTCACACAGATGTAGCACATGCGCTGGAGATGTCATAATGGCCATCGTACAGTGGAAACCAGGCGCGCGGGGCACCAACCCCGTCACGGTAATGTCGACCGACCTGAACGCGCTGGCCGACGCTGGTGCTGTCACGTCAGCGGAAATTTCCAACGACCAATCGGACGAACTAGATCTCTACATGGATCTGGTGCTGGATGTGGATTTCGTGTCTGCACCAGACGCAGATTCGCTCATTGAAATCTCCATCGTGCGGCAGGTAGTCGATGGTGAGTTTGAGCAGGTGCCACCCCTGAATGGCTCCGTAGGTGCGTTCGTTCTCCAGGCCACTACAGCCGCGCAAAGACTGATCTTGCCAGTCGTGCTGTGCCCTCCAGATGACTTCAAGATTTATCTGATCAACAATTCAGCTCAGGCGTTTCCAGCGACGGGAACAACAGTTAAAGCGAAGTTCTACACCGAGCAGATCGGCTAAGGCGGGAGAGTGCCGTTTACTTCCATGGGACGTAAGCCACAACGGTGGCAGATAAACCCAACGCTTGTTGATCCAAGGTGGAGGTGGGCGTGGCGCGGATTAATTGCCGCTTTCCCGTTTTGGGAGCCTGCTGGTTCTGTCTACTCGTTTGGCCGTGGGCAACTCAGCGGCTACCTGGACCGTGCGGGAGTTTCCCACGCGATTGGTAGATACGGACACGTAATACGGGGCGATGGCACCAGGGGCCATGTCCACGTCAATTACACAGATTGGGCCGACCTTTCGGGCCACGACGAGGTGTCTGTAATTGTTGCCATTACTCCACGTGACGTTGCTGGTGGTACGCAGACGTTGTTTCGCCACGCTGACGCTACAGATCAGTTTATTCTGAGAGTCAACACTACCGAGACGTACCGACTTTACATAGAAACGAGCGCTGGGAGTACTGAGATTAAGGCACCAGACTACAGTGCAGTGAACGATGTAAGGCAATTGGTGGCTGGAGTTTACAACGGCAGCACCATGAAGATCTATGTCGACGGTATTGACCTGGTGTCGACAGCCCTAACAGGGAACCTTGTTTCTGACACCTCCGATTTTTTCATCGCCGGCCGTGATGCCGACCGTTTTTTCGAAGGTGATGTACATGCCGCGTATCTTTACAACAGGGCGTTGTCGGTAACTGAACTATTGCAACTCACCGAAGATCCGTTCGGACCGTTTAGGGGGCTCGTGCGGGTACGGTCCAAATCTACCGTAGTGGTCACCGAGAACATCAACGTGAAGTTCCCACGCCACGCACTACAGGAGATTTTCTAAGGTGTACCCCGGCCGACTTCTCGTTCTCGGTGTCATCGGTGCGTCAATCGTTCGCACCGGCCCGATGCACACCGGTGAGACTTCGTATCGCGTACACGCCGGTGCACCCCGTGTTGTTGTTGGTGAGCGACCACCAAGACCCGGGGCTGCTCACGCAGTTTCTATCCCGGTCAAGGCACCATCGCCGTGGTCGTTACGTGGTGATGTGGTTCGGGTGGTTCGTGGCGACGCACCAGCTACACCACTCCCACGAACTTTACGGGTTGGCGAGTGGCACACCGGGGCCGTTCCGATCACACCTGCGTCGGTTCCACGCACACGTATTGCCCATGGCACGGAACCACCAACACCAAGCGGATCAGCTCAGCGAGTTATACCACAGCGAGCCCAAGTCGCCGATTGGAAGCTCGAACGGCACACCGCGGTCACGCGCGGCGATTCTCCGCCGGCACCAGATGGTCGTGTGGTTCGCGTTGGCCAATGGCATACGGGCGCGTTCATCCCAACCGACATCAATCACAACCTACTGGAACCACGGATCGTTTACGGTGACGATCCAACAGTACCAGTCGGTAGGGTTCTTCGCCTTGGTGGTCCTCGTACCGTCGTCACGTTCAACCAGCAAGTCGTGCAGCCCAGAGTTCTGCCTGGCGACCCGCCACCCGTTCCACCGGCTCGCGTTAGGCGGATCGCGGAGTTTCATACGGGCACGGCGCCACCGGTGCCAGCTGCTATCACCGGTGGATTCTTGGGCCGCGCGTTCACAAACTAGGAGGCAACGAATGCCAGAGAAGAAAGTGGCAGCTGTACACTACATCGTACCACAGAAGCCAGGCCAGGTGATGTACCGACAGGAGTTGGTGATGTGCGGAAAGACGATTGTGCCGGGTGAAGCAGGTCTTGGGACGCGCGTGACGGACATTAAAGCAGAAGTGACCTGCAATGCCTGCAAGGCGAAGCTGAAGCGATAGAAACAAGACAACCTTTATCTGGTGGATAACTAAGATGGCAACTTCACCCCCGGGCATGGGTCTGACCTCGAGACCGAGCGGACTGAATCCGCAGGCGTTCTCGTTCAAGAACATCCCAGACATCCGACCCGAGCCCACGGCGGACGACGCAAAGGACAGCGAGCGGATCGCTTGGTCGTCCTTCCTCTGGGACTCACAAGACGAGGCGCTCCGGATCCGTGATCGCATGATCGAGGAGAACGTCCGGATGCTGGCTGGCCAGCACTGGACCGTGTTCAACAACCGGATCGGTCGGTTCGTCGATGTGACACAATGGATGACAGACGAGGAGCGACGCTGGCGACAGCGGCCGGTCTTCAATCGTCTACTGATTTGGTTCATCCTGACACACGCACGGATGACCGAGAACCCTCCTATCTTGACCTTCACGCCCGGGCCCGATCGGATTGACGCCGAGCTGGCGGCGACAGAGGATATCCTCTGGAAGACCAAGTGGCGCGAGGTCGGGATGAGCGAGGTCTGGGACCGTGCCAGCGCCTGGTTGATCCCTTCCGGTACGGTGTACACGCGCTCCAGGCTGGACTTGGAGAAGGGTGAGCTGCGCGATCGCGTGGCGCGCACACAGCTACCGATGATGGGACCTGAGGGTGAGCCGATGATGGACGAGTACGGCTCAGCGCAGATGTCGGACGAGATGAACAACGTCCCGCTCGATGAGGACTTCAACCCGCTCATGCAGATGACACCGGACGGACCCATGACGACGGGTGAAGCGCACCAGGATCGGACTGGCGACTTGACCGTCGACGTCTTCAGTGCGCTCCAGGTCCGCGGCGAATGGTCACCAAAGCCATGGCACGAGAAGCGCTGGCACATGGTGCGGACGTTCCTGTCGCCGGCGGAGATCTGGGAGCACTGGGGAGTCGATGCGTCTGGCGAGGCGACAACAACACCTGACGGTACTGGCCGGCTCGAGCGACTCCTGTTCGGCAAGGGGTTCTTCGGTGCGGCCGATGCGTTCTTCGGGTCCGATTTCGCGCAGGCGCAGATGCCGGAGCAGTTGGTCGAGGTCTTCGAGCTGTGGCACCGGCCGGCGAACTACCCGAAGGCACAGGGGATGAGGGAGACCAAGCAGAGTCCCGGTGGCCGGCTGCTAATCAACACACGGACCAAGGTCCTATTCGACGATGCCCGGCCGGTCCGGTTCAAGTACACCAGCCCGATCAGGAAGTACACGTTCGTGAACCTGCCCGGTAGGCCGGGTGGGGGCTCGACTCCGCAGGAGGCGATGAACGGTGCTCAGCGGTCCTACAACAGGGGCTGGGCGCAGATCTTGGAGTACCGGAACCTCTGCACCAACCCGAAGGGCGTACTGGACTCACAGAGCGGCCTCGAGGAGTCTGAGATCACCAACGAGCCCGGTGTGTGGCATGTGGCGACCAGGCGGCAGGGCGTGCCGGCGATGGAGTTCATCGCACCGCCACCGCTCGGCCAGGATGTGTACCAGACCCAGGCCCTACTCTTGAACGAGATCACCGACATCGGAGCGCTCGCCGGGACCGAGGGCGACGCACCAACCGAGGATGCCTCGGGCGAGCTGGTCAAGGAGTTGCGGTTCAACTCCGACCGGTTCCTCGGTCCCACGATGCGTCGGACCGTCGAAGAGATGTCGCGGATGGGTGAGGACTGGATGGCCATGATGCCGCTGATCTTCGATCAAGAGGAGTTGCTCTCCTACGCCGGCGACGACAACGTCGCGAGGACGATCACGGTGATGCCCGAGATGTTCGAGGAGGGTAAGGTCAACGTGATCCCCGACATCGAGTCTATGCTGCCAGAAGGTCGCGGCGAGCGACAGAAGAACATCGCGACGCTGTACGTGCAGGGGCTGTTCGGGATGCCCGGCACACCGGACGCGATCAAGCGGTTCTTCGAGCTGTCGAGCTTCCCGCACATCGACCGGGCCAAGAAGTTCGGTGGCATCGATCGGATAACAGCCGACCAGGAGAACGGGCAGTTACTGCAGGGCGCCGACCCGCGCGAGGTGGCGGTGCTCGAGTGGTACGACGACGGCATCCACCTGATGCAGCACGAGGAGTTCATGAAGTCGCCTGAGTTCCTGAAGCAGCCGCTTCAGATCCAGAAGGCGTTCGAGTTCCACCGTCAGATGCACATTATCAACATCCAGTTGAAGGTCGCCGAGATCGCCGGTGGACCGGGGCCAGAGGAGGGCAACCTGTCTCGAGGAGGTGGTGCTGCCGGTGAGCCCGAAGCAACTTCTGTTGCAGGCGGTCCCGAAGGCACGATCCAGCGTCAACCACAGAGCGCGCAGGAGGCGCCAACGGCCGCAGGTCAGGGAGCAGCAGTCTGATGCCACTGAAGCAGGGCAGCTCACAAGAGACGATCAGCGCGAACATCGCTGAGATGGTGCAGTCCGGTAGGCCGCACAAACAGGCGGTCGCCGCAGCGCTAGATACGGCGCGTAGGTCGAAACGGAAGCGGTCGAAGGCCAAGGCTACCAGGCGCAAGAAGACGAAGCCGCGCCGGCGGAACCCCGCTCGAGCCCGCGTCACCAAGAGGAGGAAGCATGGCAGCACCCGTGAAGCCTGAACCGGCGGCAGCCCAGGAAGGCGACGCAGGACCGGAACTCAACCCGATCGAGTCAGCACTACGCGCGGCTCGGGAACGGTTCACGGCGAAGGAACCACTGGTTCCCGCCGCCGGTGAGCCAGAAGGAGAACCAGGTGGCGACGACGACGCGGCAGGTGCTGCGGCCGGCGCTGAAGGCGGTGACGAAGGCGAAGGGGACGGCGAAGAACCGGCCGCTCAGGAAGGCGGCGAAGCGGCGCAGGGCGCGGACGAAGGCGAACCGGCCGGCGAAGGTGAGCCTGCCGAAGGCGATGCGCCGATAGAAGGTGAGGGAGGTGAGGGGGAGATCGACGCCGACCTGATCGTAGCGATCCCGGCACGGCGTGAAGGCGACGACGACATCGAGATCGCTGTCGAGGACAAAGCAACCGCCGAGCGGTTACGGCAGCTCAAGAACTCCGCGGTCCGCGGTGAGCAGCTACACGCCCAGCAGGCCAGAATCGAGAAGGACCAGGCCGATATCGAGGAGATGGAGACGTGGATCTCCACCGATCCGGCTGGCTTCATTATGAACAACGTACCGCCGGAGGTGGTCGAGGTCGTCGCTATGACGCTGATCACCAAGCCGGAGATCTGGGCCCGGGTCCAGGACAAGTTGGAAGCACTGAGTGACCCGAGCGAGCTGCGATTGGTGCAGGCTGAACTCAAGGCCCAAGGACTCGAGGCCGAGAAGTTCCTGACCAAGCAAGCTGAGGGGAGACGACATTCGAAGCAGCAGGCGAAGTTGATTCTGAGCGGCATCGACAAGATGGTGCCCGCGACCGACGGCATCTCAGATAGCCGGCGTGAGACGATCATCGCGAGCGTTCAGAACGCGGTAGCCGCCGCTGTAAGGGATAAGAAGCTCACAACGATCGACGTCAAGGACCTGCCGCTCCTGGCGTCAGCTGTCTTACGGCAGCATGGTATCGATCCAATGGCCGCGGCAGCCGCGATGGCAGAGGAAGGCGATAGCGAATCGGAGCCCGGGAAGAAGCCCCCCGCGAAGAGGAAGCAGAAGACCGCCAAGCAGCTCAAGTCGGATAGTGACAAGCGGAAGAAGGCTGCCGCGTCCACACCGCCAGGTAGTGGAGCCCCGGCCGCCGTACCGAAGCTACCGTCTGGGCAGAGACTCGAGGATCGAATTGCACTGGCCAGGGAGAAGGGTATTGGCACCCTAATGACTGGCAAGTAGTCGATCCAAACGAATCACTGCTAACCGGAGATCGACAACAATGGAGTACGCGAAGCTCACTCAGGGCTTCCCGCGGTTCCTGTTGTGTGCGGTTGTTCTGGCGGTTTCATACGTGGCCATCGGCCCGGCAGCTCTGCTGGCGGCACCGATCGGCATCGGCATGGCCGCCGACACCTCTACAATGGCGGACCTCGACGAAGCGCTGAAAATCATCTTCTCGGATCCACTCATCAACAACATGGTCGAAGACACGGAACTGCTCGACATCTTCAAGGTCGACATGAACGTGATGGCCGACGACACGACTGGTGGGCGGTACATCGAGATGGCGCACTACTTCCAGCTGCCCGCTGGAGTGGGAGCGCGTGCTGAAAACGAGTACATCCCCGAACCCAACGACCCACGTTTCGAGAACTCGAGACTGTACCTGAGGAAGATCCAAGGCACGGTCGAGATGACTGGCGACGTGATGCGTCGGGTTCGAAGCGACGAGGGTGCGTTCCTGAACTACATGGAGCGCGCACTACCCGATCTCGTGACTCGACTCGTCAATGAGATCGACCGTATGTACATCTCTGACGGATCCGGCGTAAAGGCACGGGTCGCAAGTGTTACTTCGGCGGTCACCACTACACTCGTGATTGTGGTCGATCGCACCTACGGCATCGACGGACTGACGTCGCCCTACCTGCAGTTCATGGAAGGCGAGCGCTGTGTGTTTGACCCCGCAGCCGATGGTCAGTCGATCCGCGTGTCCACGAACCAGTCCCTGCAACTGACGGATATCGATGAAGACAGCAATAGCCTGACGTTCACCGGGATCGCTGGACTGGTGGCCGCGGTAACCGCCGGCGACTACATCTTCTCGGGTGACGAGGCTGGAGCTTCTTCCGGCACGGCTGCCGGCGCAGACCGAGAGATCGCCGGGCTCCTGGCCGGCGTGGACGATGGTGGGATCATCGCCACGTACAACAACATCAACCGCTCAACGGCTGGCAACCGGCTCTGGAAGTCGATCGTGATCGACGCCAGTGTCGCCCAGTGGGGCGGGCAGCTGACCGAAGAGCTGCTCACCTACGGGGACGACGAGGTAGCCACTAAGGGCGCGGGCAAGGTCGACACTGTGGTCATGGCACGCCCGGCAGCTCGAGGCTACTGGCAGTCGCTGAAGGGCGACCGGACGATGCCTGATCCGCGCTCGTATACCGGCGGCAAGAAGGGCCTGAGCGTTCTGCTGGGTGACCGTGAGCTTCAACTCAAGGTCTGCCGGAAGATGCCGCCCGAACTCACGTTCATGCTGCAGTCCGACACGTTCCGCCGGCTCACTCTCGGGACTTGGGAGTGGGACGACAGGACGGGTTCGATCTGGAACCGGGTGACCGATGCGACAGGGCGTAAGGACGCCTACTACGCTGTCGGGAACATGTACGAACAGCTGTTCTGCATGGCACCTCGGAAGAACGTCCGAATCGAGGGTCTGACAGCCGTCTTCTAATCTCGAGCAGGTGGTTTCAAACCTGGGGGAGTGCCCACAGCTGCAGCTGAACGGATAGGGACCAAGACCCCGACTCCGTTCTCCCCCGGGTCCACATCATTCGAGGAGGTAACTATGTCTGTTCAGGATCGGAACGTCGATCGTAACTCGGCGCTCGTCCAGAAGGAGCTGACGTCCGGCCCGTTCGCCACGATCGCGGTCAACGACAAGGACGTCACGGAACTCATCTATAAGCCACGCTACAACTTCCGGCTTGTGGATTTGTTCTTCTCGTGCAAGGCGATAGCCGTAGCTGATTCGGTCGTACTCGCCTGCATCGCGAAGGAACTGAGCGCGATCGGCGCTCCCCAGTTCGCGGCAGCCGCCGCCACTACATTCACAATCGAGGCGTTCGACCAGATCGATGCCGGCGTGTCGGTGGTTGTGGCAGTAACGGCAGCCCAGGCGTTCACCGGGACCGAGGTTGTCAGTGACGGCTACTGGGGTGTCTGGACCGTCCAGATCGACGGTGCCCAGGCGATCACTACCAAAGCCGCAGGAGCCACGATGGCGTTCGCCACCGAAGCGGAGGCGCTCAAGATGGCGCCAGCTCCAGATGCTTCGAACGGCCTGGTCGGAGTGCTCACACTTTACACGACCGGCGCTGTCTTCACGGCCGGCACCACCAACACGAACGCTGGTACGGTGACCAGCTTCAACACAACCAGTCGCGGCGGACATTCGGTTGCCGCACCGCAACTTGCCACTCAGTCGAACCTGCAGGCCACCAGGGGCACAGTGCTCAAGGTCGCCGGCGTGGGGAACCTGATCGGCTCGGTCGGAGATTCGGTTGTGATCACTGTGCGTTCGGCCGGTAACGCCACGTTCTCGCAAGGGATCGCGACGGTAGTTATCCGAAAGACGCCAGCACAGGGCGAGGGTGTTGAGGCCGGGACCGGGCTCAGCGCTGCCTTCGTCCCATAGGAGGTCTGATGGCAAGACCAAAGCCCAGCGGTAAGGGCACGGGCGGTACAACGAGTCCGCGGTCGGACACAAGCACGGCGTCGAAGACGTCGGGCACTCCGGCACACTCGAACGCCCTCAAGTCGAGCGTCAGCGGCCACAAGCCGCCTGGCGGGAAGGGTTCCCCGGGTGGTGGTGGGCAATCGCCCACGGCGAACAGCATCGCCAACGAAGCCGCTGGAGGGAACAACAAAACGACCACGAACACGCCGGGCCGTCACAACCCGTGACGGAACCCCGGCTGGTCGACATCTGTACGGCGCGCGTGGCTCCCGATCACGTTGTACGGGAGCTGCGCGCGATCGACCGACGAGCTGAACTGCTGTATGTCCAGCGTGGCAAGTGGTGGCTCGGGCTGGTCTACAGTGACATCCCACTGATCCAAACCGGCCGTGAGAGCCTCTGTCGGATCAAGGACGAGGGTGGTGCCAGCTGGCCGACACTCCGCCTAGCGCAACTCAAGGCGCAGGGCTTCCGGCGGGTCATTCTACCGAGGGAGCGCTGGCCGCGTGAGCCGCTCTGGGGGTTCGTGGTCCACTGGTTCAGGAAACAGGATTGGGCGTTCCGGCATATCCCCGACTCGGATAGCGGTTGGGAGGAGGCCTACCGGCCACATGAGCGAGCGATGACCGGCGAGGACAAGATCGAAATAGTCAAGCAGCAGCTGGTAGACCTCGCGACCAGCGATCGACGTAGTCTGATGCGACGGATCCAGCGTGGCCCCCAAGTGGGTTATCGTCACGCTGTCAACCAGTGAGGACTTTATGCCCAAGTTTGGAATCCGGAAGATAGGCGCCGCCGCGTTCAAGGCGGCACAGCTCCGCGAGGAGTCGACCCAGAAGTTCGGCCCCAGAAAGTTCGGTGCTCGGAAGGCGGCAGTCATGAAGGCCGCGATCGACGCAGCCGACGCTGAGGCCACCGGCGGTCAGACTCCGGACACTGCGCCTCCGGTCGCGGCCGTCACCGCCACATCGATCAAGCAGATCGACGAGGCGCTGAGAGAAAACCCGGCGCTGTACGAGGAACTGTACGCGCTCGAGCTGGAGCGGACCGAGGGAGCACGGAAGGGTGCGCTCCGCATCTTCCTGGCCGCCGAGATGAACCTCGAGGGTGGTCCCCGTGACGAGCGGATGGCCCAGATCGAGGGACTTCTCAAGCCGAAGGCCTGATGGCGCAGGCCGGTTGAGATCTCTTAACAAGCGAGGTGTGGCGTGTCAGTGACGGCCCAAGAGGTGATAACGTCCGCGCGCGATGGGCACGCGGCGTTCTCTAAGGCGAGGCACCCGAACGCGGGGCTGCTACGTGCGCTCCAGCACTACAAGAAGCAGCTCTGGAGCCGGGTCACGAACGTGAACTCGTCCGTGCTGGCTGTCATAGATACGATCGACATCCAGGCGTTCAACTTCGCGACCGGCTACGCCTTCCCGGCCAACATCTACGTGCTGCCGGACGGCGAGGTGTCGCATCCCTCCGATCCGAATCCGAGCTACCGCGGCAAGTTCACGCTCGTCGGTCAGACGGTACGCACCTACTCGAGACCCGTCTACTCGGGCTGGTTCGTCCAGAACCAGCTCTTCCTGCAGGGCGAACTACTCGACTGGGGTCAGGCGGTCAATCTGTATATCGGCTATGTGGCGATGCCGACAGGGCCCGCTACGCTCGCAGCCAACTTCGATCCGATGCCCGATTCCGTGGAGCCCGTGCTCGAGACCTTCCTACAGAAGGTGATGGCGGGCAAGGGTCACATGGACGAAACGCTGCCACCGATCGACGTCAAGGAGTTCAACAACGAGTGGCACATAGCCGAGGACCGGTTCCTCTCTGAGCAGGGCGAGAAGAAGAAGGCGCACCGGATCAAGACGCTCGACGTGTTCCCGGGAGGCCGCTAATGGCCGTTACAACCACTGGCCAGATGATCTACAACGGTGCGCTGGCGAAGAGCAGTAAGAACGAGCCCGGCAACTTCAGCGATCCGGAGATCATCAGGCGGATCAACAAGCGGCTGGCCGGATTGTACGAGGTCGCCGCTCGAGTGAACCCGCTCATGTTCGCGGAAACCGCTGCGGTCGTCGAGGCCGCCGGCGTCTGGGCTCGACCGGAGGAGGCGCTCTCTGTGATCAAACTCGAGGACACGACACCGGATCCGGTGATCATCGTGCCACACGACGACCAACAATGCGAACCGTCGCAGCTCTGCGTCTTCGAGTTCGGCCAGGAGTTCCTGGCGATCACCAATGCGACCGGCACGCCCTCGGGCAACATCACATTCTGGTACGCTCGCAGGCCGACCGACATCGCGGCACTGGCGAACACACTCGATCCACAGTGGCGTGAGGACTTCAATGAGTTGCTCGAGCTGGAGCTGGCGATCGACCTGGCAGCGAAGGATGGTCGGATCGAAGACGTCGGGCTCGCGAAGGCCGACAGGGATGGCTGGCTCACGTCGTTCGCGAGCTTCCTGCAGCACTCGACAGCTGGTGAGCGCCGCCGGTTCGGTCACCGTCGGATCATCAACATCCAGCAGCTGCTACCACTACTCGCTGGAGGTGCAGCGTGACCTACGAAGAGGTAGTCGAGAACGCACTCTCGCGTGGGCTCGATTTTGATGCGGAGTTCCCGTCGACCAGGTTGCCGATGTACCGGCGGGTCGGTGTCAGGCAGCAGCAGATTTTCAACCTCGCCGCGAGGAAGAACCCCGACTACTATGGCGTCCAAGCCGCCGGTACGTTGGATGCGAACTTCCGTATCAGCCTTGCCGACCTGGTCGGCCACGCAACACTTGATCAGGCTACGGCCATCCAGAGCATCCTGATCCTGGATGCCGGCGCGTCGGCGTATGCCGCAGGAGACGAGGTCAACATCGTGTCGATCGACGACGTCGACGGTGACCTGGCACCTCGGGTGACGATTCGCGATCGGATAATCCAGGGTGTGGGCACCGACCTGACGAGCGTCGTAAGCCTGTGTGTCAAATACTCTCGGGTGCCGGATCCAGCAGAGACCGACGAGGATGGCTCAACGGCGATCGAGGTTCACGAGCCACACGTCGAACTGCTGGTGATCGACCTCACAATACACCTGGCGCGGAAGACGCTCAGCATGGAGCCCGAAGTGAAGGCTGCCGTGATCTCCTCGCTCCGCGAGGAGGAGAAGGAACTACTGACGGTGTACTTCGACGAGGTCATCAACTTCGCCCTTGGCCAGCATCATCGGTTCAGTGAACCAGTGGGCACTGCGACCCGGTAATGGCGAACAAGTTCCTGGACACGTTCACGGATCCAAACGGGACGGCCTTATCTGCCCACGTTCCGGATTTTCCCGCTGGCTTGACCTGGACGATCTCGCCAATCCAACAGGAGATCCAGTCGAACGGAGTCATCTCACCTCGTGGCGTGCCCTCGTTTGACTTCCCGACCGTCTCCGCTGGGATCACTTACGCCCCTGGCGATGAGATCTCGTGTGACATCACGAGGAGTCCGGTCAACACCGGTCTTGCCCAAGCTATACTCTTCTGTTCCTCTGGAGGCGCGGGAATAACCAGTCTCCGCTTCGAGCTGTTCAACATAGATGCGGCCAATGTCGGATTCGGCCTGGTGCGTTTTGCTGCGGGCTTCTCGTTCGACGAGATCCTAGCCACGAATCCAGCCATGCCGACACTAGCCCTAGCGGTGGACTCGGCGATCCGGCTCGGCATAAGGATCATAGACGGGACACACTTCCAGCTCTGGCGCGAGCCTGCCGGCGGTGGTGCACGCACGACGATCTTCTTGAACGACGGAGGCACGTACACAGACGGTAACGGCTACTGGGTCACGAGCATCTCTTTGGTCGGCGATCCGGCGTTGACCGCCGTCGGTTACGGATTCGAGTCGGTCGGGGTGGGACAGAGCCGAAAGGACAACCTGATGGTAGTGGGGGCACCGTGGGGTCCATGCCAAACCGCACCAGGAGCTACAAGCTGGGATAGGTGTCAAACTGCACTAGGTGCTACTACCTGGGGGGCCTGCTAATGGGTGAGCGTCAGCGTCTCTTCCTGCCCTTCGGCGAAGGACTCGAGCGCTCCACCGGTGTGATGGTGACCGAGCCCACGAAGTTCGAAGACCTCCGAAACGTGTTCCTATTCGAGGGTAAGGCGCAGGCTCGGAAGGGCTACGCGCGATCGACGATCATCATCGACGACGCATCCGCCAACATGGAGATATGCTGTGCGCTCGGACCGGTCCGTGCTGAGGCCGCAGCCATGGGTTGCGGTTACAACTCCGGCAACCGAGAGGTCCACGTCAACCTGATGAGCATCTCTGGGACCGGGGCGACGCACATCGCCTCGGCGCTGCCCAGTGGTGAGCTGTTTGTGTTGGCGACGGGTGCGACGTTTGAGCCGCCGGTCATCCATATGGCCGACACGTACAACCGGAACTTCATGGCTCACGACGAGCCGGTTCTCAGCTACCGTGCTCAGACGGCGTACTACGATCCGAACGCATGGCCGCTGATTCAATACCTGACGGCCGACCTCGACAACCTGGGCGACAACCCGGTCTACTTCCGCGGCGTGACGCGCCATCTCTCGTATCTAGTCGGCTGGGGCTTTGGCTCCGACAGCGAACCCGATCGTCCGGACGTGGTGCGCGTCTCACTGGCGGGAGATCCACTCGAGTGGGATCCGCGGCACTGGTTCTTCGCCGGTCAGCGGAGCGAGCCGGTCATGGTGTGCCGACCCGCGGGCAACGTACTGCTCGTGTTCAAGGAGACCGAGACCCATGAGATCTTCGGCTACAGCCCTGAGACGTTCGGCATCAGGCCTGCCGATGCGCTCTATGGTTGTGTGGGCTCCCGATTGGCCGTATCCGTGGCCGGGACCTGCTTCTTCTGGAGCGTCGAAGGTCCACGGATGTCACAGGGCGGGGAGTCAGCCGACCTGGCGGTCCCGCTCGATCTCGACGGCCCCGATCCGGCGACTCTCGCTGCAGAGTCTGATCCCGAGGAGGCGTTCGCCGACTACGACGCCGTCAATCGCATCGTCCTGTTTGTGTGGGGGCGACGGGTATACGCGCTGTCGATCAGGAACCCGGCACGGCCCCGCTGGTCCTACTACGAGCTGCCCGCCAGCGCCGTGCCATTCTGCGGCGCACAGTTCTTTGCGACCACCGCGACGGGTGGTGGTGGTACATCGCCGACGGGCTGGCCTCGAGTGGGCGGCTCTGATGCCGTATCGGGCCCCGCGGCCCCGGTGCTGGGCAACACGACGATCGATCTCGAGTGGTACAACAATCTGGCCAACGGCACTGAGGTGGTCGAGATCCACCTGAAGGACGTCGATGGGACGGGCAAGTGGGGTAAGATCGCTCAGCCGGCCGTCGACTTATCGGCTGGTGGCCCGAACTACCTACAGACCTTCCAGATCGCCGGCCTCGATGCACTGCATGAGTACGAGGTGGCGCTCCGGTACAAGGCGGGCGGCACCTTCTCGCCCGGCATGACCTCGGGCGATCCGGCTACCTGGAATGATCCGGCCTGTCCGGCCTGTGCCGAGGACCCGCCGTCCTACATCCCCGCGCTCTACACGACGGCGTCGGCGCCGGTTCTGGTCGATGACTACGGGACGCGCAGCAACAACGGGCTCTGGGAACGGACGAGCGCGAGCGCCGAGCAGATCACGATCGACATTGGGATCCCAGCTGGACACACCGGGCTGGTCATGGAAGTCCAGCGCGAGCGTCACTCGGTTGGCAACACCGCGACCCAGAACATCAACGGTATGGGACCAGGTGATTCAGCGGACCAGTTGACACAGGCCCGGCTCACAATCGAGGCCGCGCTTGCGGCTGGCAGCACACAGTTTGTGGACCCGACGCCGACCGGTGAGGAGTTGCACGACTACTGGGTCCGCTTCCTGTCGCCTGGTGGTGCTCCGGACTCACCCTGGTCGATCAACTTGCACTCTTGTCACGCGGGTCCGGATGCGCCGCAGAGTCTCTCACCGGACTGCTCGATCGGTGGCCTCCAGGTCCGGATGACCTGGAACAACGCGGCGACACCAACGACGGCGAGGACCTGTCCGCCGACACCGCCCTCGAATCACTCAACACAGGGTTGGTACAAGAACCAGACGCAGGCCCCCGGTGGGCCTTGGAACCTGTCGTTCACGAGGGGCCCGGGCTATACCACGCAGATCATCCTGCCGACGATTCCGGCGGCCGGTGCTCCCGGCGACTCGATCCGGATCGCTGGACGACACAAGACGACCTGCAGCGGGGTGGTGGATTACAGTCGGTGGATCCTCCCCGGCTGGGATGACTGCAACATCCAGGTGTAACTATGGCTGGCACACCAATCCCGAACCTATTCTTCGGCCGAGCCGACACACTGGCCGAGGTGTTCGAGTGGAGCGACGGCGCGACCGACGGCTCCAACGGCGGAGCTGGCGACGCGATAGTGTTGTTGGCGAAGAGTGTGCGCTGGGCTCCCGCCGGCGTTGGTGGCGAGGCGATCTTCACGAGGATGTGGATCGCACTCACCTACGACATGAGCGCGGTGACACTGCGATTCATGCCGATCTTAGACGGTGTGCCACAGGACGGTGCGGGCAGCACGCCGGACCTGAGACAGACGTTGGCCTTGACCGGTGCGCCGGGTACACGGGTCACCGAGCGCTATGAGTTCACGCTCGCCATCCCATATGACGACGGTGTCGACA